CTTTATCATTAAATGCTTTGTCATCAATCCACACGTCGTATGACGGTTTTCCGAGCCGAACTTCGTGAAACTTACAGCCCCAATCATTAAGTTGTTTGTTAGTAAGTACGGTCCAATTTAGTCCGGATCCTGATCCCCTAGCCGTCCAATAGATAATGGTATGGCCTTGATCGTATAGTCTATTTATCTCTTCAATACGATGCTTAAGCGGAATGGCAAGACCATAACGATGTTGACCATCTGTGAAAGGAGTACGACAGATGGTCTGGTCAATATCTACCATGTAAATCATTCGACTGAAAATCCAATAATCGTGTCATAGCGAAATGAACGCCATCCCTTATTTTCGAGATCCCATACAGCGAGCACATCAGGATTTGGTGTCTTCTTCTGCACGACTTCTTCGAGATCTGTCTGCGCTGGAAGTTCTGTCGGTGACAGAGTACAACGAAGAACTCTTTGCGTGCCATCCTTCTTTAAGAAGGTTACAATTGCGATTCCAGTTTGAAGAACGCCCTTTAAATATTCATTCTGCCAAGAACGATCGTTCTGGTCTGTCGTACCATTCAACGAGTTTATCATAACCACCCACCTTTTCTGCATTGATAATAATGAAAGGAACCGTTCTTACATCTGGAAAGCTTTCCATAAACTCTTCGCGCGTAAGATCTTTTCCTATCTTCTTTTCTATATACTGTTCTCCTTTATTTGTAAACAAGTTTTTCGCTTGTACACAATAAGGGCAATTGTCTTTCGTATAGATTAGAATATTCTTAGTCATTTGTGCCTGCTTTTGCATAAATTCCATATGATACTCGCTTCGGATCTCCGTACACCGTATTTGCACGTACTCTAATAAAGCTCTTATCTGAAGATGGACCTGCGATAGTAATCCAAGGATTCTGACCTCTTTTCCAAGCTTTCAGTTTATTATAAGCTTTTTCGCCTTCACTTCTTCCTCGACGAACTTCTTTTACTCCGGCAACAATTGATCGCCGAGCACCTTTTGATACTAACTTAGCACGCGTTCTCTTCTTACCCATTATAACACCTCATTTTTATTGTTCATACACCTATTATATAACACGTTTATCAATTAAAGACAACTCTTTTTCTCTGTCTATGTACTTATACTCTACTTTTGTAGGGTTCCAGCCTTCAATAGCTTTGAACACGTCATCAATATTCAGTGTGCTACAGGTATAGACGTCCAACTGAGCAAGTGCTGGTTCACACTCATCCCAAACATGAAGAGCAATATGACTTGTCTCGATAATAGTCACTGCGGTTAGACCGCGGTTGCCGACCATATCTGAATAAACCGAATAAGGACCCATGAGAACCTTCATATCGATTATTTCTACTAGTCTATGCATCCACGCATTAATTGCTGCGGTGCATCGTGGAGGATTACTTAATTCCGCTCTGACAATTAAGTGCTTGTGTTCTAGTACCTTACCCACCTCATAAATTCTCCTGTTCGGGGTTGAAAATTAAAGCCTTGACGTGGCTTGCTTGAATTTTACAAGATACCCAATTATTATAATATTGAGGATCTAAGATAGCATCTGTATCGAATATATATTTAGTTTCAAAATAATTACATTCTCCGCGACCCTTACAGAGTCTTAAGATGGTTCTACGAAAGCTATCTTTTCCGTAGAGATCAACATCTTCTTTGAGGGAAGTAGAAGATCCGTAGTAGTCTCGCCAATCGGACTCTACGCGAAGCTTCTTTCGTTTGCCTTTAACAGTTTTGTATCCGGCTTTGGTCAGATACTTACGACCGATATATTTTTTGCCGTTTACCAAATTTTCGATGAGATATATGAAGCCATAATAATCTTCAACATCAGTAAATTCTTTGTCTTCGTATAACCATGAATTCATAGATCACATTCCATCAGTAGAAAGATCTATTTATTCTTCATATTCTTCATCAAAGGGATCTTCAAGATGAAGCTCAGCTGAACAATATGGGCAATATTCTGGAAGAGTTGTATTTTCTGTAATTATTTTGAATTCCTCTTCACATGAGGGGCAAGTTATCCAATCCATTATAGTGTGAATCCTTTAAATGTATTTTCATCAACGTCTTTTTTCACTCCACCGATCACATAGCTAGTAATTTCTGTTTCTTGCGGCGCAACCTGTACATCAGAACCTGAAATCCACTTTTGTGTCCATGGAAGCGGATTCACACCAGGTTTACCATTCAGTCCGATGGCACCCATTCTTTTAGCCGCGATGTGATCTACATAGTCGCAAAGCAATTGCTCGTTTAAGCCGATCATTGACCCGTCCTTGAATAGATACTTCGCCCAAGCCTTTTCCTGTTCGACAACCTTGTTGAACATCGTAATGCACTCGTCTTTTGTTTCTTCAGCAATTTTCGCAAAGTCTGGATCCTCTTTCGGTAGAATCTTAAGGAGCTGCTGAGTCGAAGCAAGGTGTACGTTCTCATCCCGTGCAATGAGCTTGATAATCTTGGCGTTACCCTCCATCTTCTTAACTTCGGCGAAAGCCCAACTACAAGCAAAGGAGACGTAGAATCTAACTCCTTCGAGCGCATTCACGGCATTCAAACAAAGCCAGAGAGCTTTCTTGTGATCATAATTATATCGCATATTGCTATTAAATGCAATCAGATCGTCATAGTATTTACTAATGTCATGAGCGCAATCGGCTATTTCTTGGATGTCGAGCATCTCGTCAAATACCCTTGACGGATCTGAATAAACGTTTCGAATGATATGAGTGTAGGATCGACTATGAATCGTTTCGGAAAATGTCCATGTTTGGATCCAGGTTTCGAGTTCGGGGAGCGAACAAATTGGTAGAAACGCCAAGCTAGGAGCACGTCCTTGAACAGAGTCGAGAAGAATCTGTCTTTTGAGATTGCTTGTGAAGATATGCTTTTCATGGTCGGTTAACCCTTTAAAGTCTTTGCCGTCTCTTGACAGATCTACTTCTTCTGGACGCCAAAAAAATCCGAGCTGCTTGTCTGTTAGCTTCTCGAAGATATTGTAGCGTTGCTTATCGTAACGGGCAATATTGACTTGTTTTCCAAAGAAACAAGTTTGTTCTGTAGCATCAAACATTTCGTTTGAAAAAACGGTCATTCAACTCTCCAAGTATTGGTATTTAGTTTAATATTTTTCGGCCAATCGCCTTCAGTATATGATTTATCATGAAATCGAATTTCATTCGTCGGCATAATAGTCAATCGGCCATTATCTAATTCAATGAACATAAATTCCTTCGACTGAGAAGGATGTTGTGTATATCCATCATTCATCGGAACGACTGTAAAAAGATAACGACCGAAAAGGCCGTTCCTTCGAATCTCTACTTGTTGGCTGTGTAGATAACTATATATCAACACAGAAAATTGATCACCATAACAATCCCATATCTGTGTGTCTTCAAGATGCCAAGTTTTCTCAGGATTTGGAGAGAACGCCAAGGCATGAGGAGGAACTCCACGCCATACTGCTCCGCACTCGAGCATCACGTGACAACCCCATGCATGGCCAGCTTTGGAATGTAATGCAAACCAAATACAAGGCTCGTACGTATTTGGTTTAGCATCTTTACGAATAAACGAAGAATCTACCCAACAATAGATATGATGAGGTATATTCCCTGATCCTGTATATAACATTATCAGTCGTTCGCTTCGATTTTAATATATTGCATTATTTTCCTTGTCCACGATACGCTTTAAAATTTCTTTTCTTATGCTTATTCATCGAAGACAACTTAGGACGCCTTGTATCTTGTGATGTACCTGTTACGATCTTTACGTGTTGTGCAGCTGACGCTGATGGCGCTTTTCTTGCCATTGAATACTCCTGTTAAATTTTACAAGAGTCACAGTCCTCATCATCTAGTTGCCCTTGTGAGAGTGGTTTGAGTTCTTCAATCTCACCAGCACCGTCAAAGGTGTTGAAGTAGTAGAGCGTCTTACCACCATACTTGTAGTGCATCAAAATATGTTTGATCATCTCAGACATCGGAATCTTTTCATCCTCATAGTGGCGAGGATTATAAGAAGTATTGACCGAGATTGCCTGATCGATAAACTTTTGTAGGACTGCCATAATCTTCAGATAACCTTCTGGAGACTTTTGATCCCATAGTAACTCGTATTTATTCTTGAGCCTTCTTAACTCTGGAACAACTTGCTTGAGTACGCCATCCTTCGATTGCTTAATCGAGATCAGAGCACGTGGTGGTTCGATGCCGTTGGTCGAGTTACTGATCTGAGCAGAAGTCTCGGCTGGCATCAGAGCCATCAGAGTCGAGTTGCGGATGCCATATGACAATGCTCGGCTTGACAATACACTCCATGGCATCTTATAGTTAGGAGCGACCAATTCGTCTACATCTTTTTTGTATGTATCGATTGGCATATATCCATGTGCATACTTTGTCTGATGATCAAGAGGGCAAGAACCTACTTCTTCAGCCAAGTCGACCGAGGCTTTAATAAGGTAATAACTCCATGCTTCGGCATACTCGTGCACCAAATCAAGGTTTGGATTCGAATAATTGGTATCATTACGAGCTAACCAATATGCAAAATTGATGATACCAATACCAAGAGGGCGGCGATTCCGAGTACCAATAGCAGCGGCTCTAACAGGATAGTCTTGATAATCCAAGAGGGCATCCAGGGCACGTACTGCAAGGGTACACGGTTTTTCAAAGTCACTTGGCTTCTTGATTTTGCCCCAGTTGATGGCCGCAAGCGTGCAAAGGCTGATTTCGCCGTCTTCATCATGAATATCCTTAAGTGGAGTAGTAGGAAGAGTAATTTCACAACATAGATTGCTCATTTTAATTGGAGCAGCTTGAGTAAATGAGCCGTGATCATTTGCATGATCGACATTCATTAGATAGATTCTTCCAGTATCTTTTCGTTCTGTAACGAAGATTGAGAAGAGATCGATCGCAGAAATGGTTTTCTTTCTAACCTTACTGCGTTCATACTTTTCATAAAGTTCTCGAAAGTCTTCAGTGCTTTTATAAAAGGCTTCATAGAGATCCGGGACATCACTAGGTGAGAAGAGGGTGATATTACCTCCAGATAAAAGTCTTTCATACATTACTTTGTTAAATTGTACACCATAATCTAAGTGTCGAATACGATTATCTTCTGTGCCCTTGTTATTCTTTAGGACAAGAAGATCCTCCACTTCGTAATGCCAGATGGGGTAATAGAGTGTCGCTGCTCCACCGCGGACACCACCTTGAGAACAACTTTTAACAGCAGATTGAAAATGCTTATAAAAAGGAATAGCACCAGTATGAGAAGCATCCCCATTGCGTATAGGAGATCCAATAGCCCTAATACGACCCCCGCCAATACCAATTCCGGCTTTTTGGCTAACGTACTTAACAATCGCAGAAGCTGTCGCATTTATGGAATCCAGTGAGTCATCAGTTTCGATAAGTACGCACGAACTAAACTGCCGTTGAGGTGAGCGCACGCTTGCCATAATAGGAGTAGGAAGACTAATGTCAAATTTACTAATAGCATCATAAAGGTCCTTTACCCATTTCATTCTATCTTTTGTATAATTTTGGAAAAGAGTCATGGCAATCAACATGAATGCCATCTGAGGAGTTTCATAAAACTTGTTCGTCACGCGGTTCTTAATCAGATACTTACCACGGAACTGTTCCATGGCAGCATAGGTCAGTAGATTATCACGGTCGTGGTCGATGTATTTTTCAAGTTCATCGAACTCTTCTACAGAATATACATCGCCCATTTCCTCATCATAATAACCTTCATCGCGTACACGAATATAGTGCTTTAAGAGTGGTTCAGGATTGTACGTGCCGTAGACTTGTTTACGAAGGTTATAGTTGATCAAACGACCAGCAACATACTGATAGTTAGGCTGTTCTTCTGTAATGAGTTCAGCTGCGGCTTTGATCAAAGTCTCTTGAATGTCAGAAGACTTAATCTTATCGTAGAATTGGATATGAGTTTTGATTTCGAGATCTGAAACAGAAACTCCGCTTAAACCTTCACACGCATGTAGCGTAACTTTATGGAACTTATTA